TTGACCGGCTCCGGTACGGCGAAAAAACTGTGGGCTTTAACCGCTTCTTTGGCGCGAAAGCCGCCGATATTAATATTGACCGCGTGCTCAGACTGCCACGCCACCCGGAGCTGTCCCAGGATGACATCCTGATCATGGACGGGGTCCAGTACCGGATTGTGCTGCTGCAGCGCAAGGATACGGCCCCCTTAAGTTATGACGCTACCATCGAGCGGCAGATCCCACCAAAGGTGGACGAAAGAGAGGAACAGATATGAAAGTAACAGGCGATGCGTTTGCCAATGCCCTTACCACGGCGCTCAAGGCCTATACGGCGGATTTAGAGGGCGACCTGGACGAATTGAAGGAGGACTGTGCCAACAACGCAGCAAAAGAGCTGAAACAAAACAGCCCGCGGGATACTGGGGACTACGCCAAAGGGTGGACCAAGAAAAAAACAAAGGACGGTTTTATTGTCCATAACCGGACAAATTACCAGCTGACACACCTGCTTGAAAAGGGGCATGCCAGACGAGATGGGGGACGGGTGCCGCCAAAGGCGCATATTGCACCCGTTGAGGAAAAAAATATGAAAGCCTTTGTAGAAGGCGCTAAAAAGGTGATCCAAAAATGATATTACACGATTTAAAAGCGCTTTTAAAGACCACCGGTATGCCGGTGACCTATCACCATTGGGACATAGGCGAGGTGCCGCCGCTGCCTTATCTGATTTACTACGAGGACAGCAGCGATTCTTTCTATGCGGATAACCGCGTTTACCAGCAAGTGATTGGCGTGACGGTTGAACTCTACACGGACCGGAAAGATCCGGCCATTGAGGAAAAACTGGAAACGGTCCTGGATCACAGCGACATCGCCTACACCACCTATGAAAGCTATCTGGAGTCCGAGCAGATGTACCTGCGCGGCTATGAATTTGAAATTTTAAAAAGGAGTGAATGATTATGCCAAACACACCCAAAGAACAGAAAGTCAACTATGGGCTTAAAAACGCCTATTTTGCCACCATCACCGAAGCCGAGGACGGCGCCTTCACCTATGGTACCCCGATCCGGCTGCCTGGATCCGTTGAACTGACCTTGGAGCCCCGAGGCGATATGATTGAATTTTACGCAGATGACATGCTGTATTTCAGCGCGCCGAATAACCAGGGGTATGATGGCACCTTTACAGTAGCCAATATACCTACCGCTTTTGCGACGGAGTGCCTGGGCGAGGTGATCGATGAAACCGACCAGGTGGTTACCGAAGTCCAGGGCGCCAAACCGAAAGGCTTTGCGCTGCTGTTTGAATTTGACAATGACATCAAGGCCACCCGGCACGTGCTCTATAACTGCAAAGCCAGCCGGCCAACTGTTTCTTCCAGCACCAGCACCGATTCCGTTGAACCTGGCACCAGCGAGCTGAGTTTTGTGGCCAGCGCAAGACCGTCTGACCGAAATGTGAAGACCAAAACGACCCAGGGAACACCGGCCGCTATTTATGATGCCTGGTACGAAAAAGTATATGAAAAGGCTGTTACGCCGCCGTCAGGATCCTAAGGAGTAAGCCATGCAAAAAATTGTGGAGATTGACGGAAAACAGGTGCTGCTGGAATCCAACGCAGCCACACCCATTAAATACAAAAAGCAGTTCGGGAAAGACTACTTTGCCGAACTGTTCAAACTGGTGAAATCTATTGGCGCAAACATGCCGGGAACACCGGATTTCAACGAGGATGTGAACCCGGCGACGGAGGTGGTTATTGAAGCCGCCAAGGCAGAAACAAAAGAAGCGGAAGCCGGAAAAGAAGCCGCCACAGAAGAGGCAAAAGCGGCAGATGTGCTTGACATTGAGGCCATGTCCTGGGAATCCTTGGACCGGCTGGACTTTGAGCCGCTTTATAACATTGTCTGGACCCTGGCTAAAACAGCGGATAAAAGCCTGCCGGATCCGGAAACCTGGCTGGAAGGCTTTGACACCTTCCCGCTTATGGACATTCTAACCGACGCGGTGGAGCTCATCGGGCACAGCATTGAATCTAAAAAAAAATCGACGATGCCAGCGCTGGTGAAGAACCATTAACCACCGAGTCTTTTTTATACCTGTGCAAGCAGGTCGGCATTGACGCTGAGGACATGGAAGGCATGACTATTGGCATGTGCATGGACTATGTTTATGAATTCATTGAAAATAACAAGCCGGAAAAACAGAAAAAGAAAAAAGTGCGCAAGGCGACACAGGCCGATTTTGACCGGTTTTAGAAGGGAGGGACAACCATGGCAGGAAGCCGAGTCGAGGGGATTACCATTAAGTTTGGCAGCGATAGTACAGAACTTGATAAGGCTCTAAAAGGCGTCAATGACCGGGCCGCTAAGGTGGGCAAAGAGCTCAAAGACGTGGAACGCCTTTTAAAGTTTGACCCCGGAAATACCGAACTTGTAGCCCAAAAACAGGCGCTCCTGAGCGAACAGATCGCCATTACCACAGAAAAGCTGAGCCAGCTTAAGAGTGCTGAGAGCCAGGTCAATGAGCAATTTAAAAAAGGCGAGATCAAGGCTGAGCAGTACCGGGCCTTTCAAAGAGAATTAGCGTCCACAGAGAATAAGCTTGACACCTACATCAACCAGGTTACCGCGACGGTGGCCGAACAGGAGCGCCTGGCCACTAACACCAAACGCCTGGAAACCCTGTTTAAGGCAACGGATTCCAGCGTGGAGGATTTTGCGGATGTGCTGGGCACCCGGACCGTGAATGCTATCCGAAACGGTACGGCCAGCGCGGATCAGCTGGATGCTGCCATCAATAAGATTGGCAAGGCCGCCCTGGGTTCCGATGCAGACCTGGGCAAAATGAAAACCGCCCTTGACCAGGTGGATGACGGCAACAGCATCGACAATGTCCGCCAGGATCTGAATAAACTTTCCGAAAGTGCCAATGATACCAGCGAACAGCTGGAGGATATGGGAGAGACCCTGAAAGGACAAGCGCTGATGGATGCCGCCGATCAGCTCTCCGGCGTCGGGGATAAGATTGTGGATATTGGTAAAAACGCCTTGGAGACCGCCATGGAATTTGGGGATAGTCAGCAAAGCCTACAGGCGAACCTGGGCTTGACGGCGGATGAAGCCGAGGCGTTAAATAACGTGGTTAAAAGCGTGTTCAAGGAAGGTATTACGGATTCTGTGGAAGAGGCCACTCAAGCCGTTGTTTTGACCAGGCAGAATTTTAAAGACCTCAACGATACCGATCTGACGAACCTGACCAATCAGCTTCTAACACTGTCAACTCGAACGGGCACCGACATGCAGGAGAATGTCCGGGGAACGAAGCAGCTCATGAATGCTTTTGGTTTGACCGCCGAAGAGGCCATGAATTTAGTCACCGCCGGCTATCAAAACAATTTAAATGCCAGCGATGACTTTATGGATACCCTGAACGAGTATTCGCCGCTTTTTGAGGAAGCAGGATTCAGCGCCGACCAGATGCTCCAGGTCTTGAAGAACGGAATGGAAGGCGGCGCTATGAATACCGACAAGGTTGCCGATGCTGTGAAAGAGCTGCAGATCCGCTTAGGGGATGGTACCTTTGAAGCCAACATGGGGAACTTTTCACAGGCCACCCAGGATACCTTTCAGGAATGGAAAAACGGGCAGGCCACCGTTGCCGATGTAGCGGCCAGCGTTGGCGCTGATCTCCAGAAGATGACGCCGACTGAACAGCAGGCGGCCTTGTCTGCCTTGTCCTCCCAATTTGAAGATTTAGGGATTGACGCGTCCGTAGCGCTTTTTGGTATTGGCGACGCCTTTACCGATGTGAACGGCAAGGCCGACGAAATGGACGCGCGGTCTCCTGGTGAAAAATGGCAGGGGAGCTTAAATACCTTAAAGACAGCCCTGGGTGAGGTTGGTGAAAAGCTGATGATTGTCTTTCAGCCTTTGCTGGAGATGCTCTCAAAGGTGGCGGAGTGGTTTGCTAATCTGCCCGGACCTGTGCAGACTTTCATTGTCGTCCTGGGCGGTGCCTTGGCCTTATTTACGCTTTTGATGCCTTTGATTGCCTCCTTTGGCGTTATCTTGACCACTTTGGGTGGCGGACTTGGCGTTGCAGGCGCAGCCGCTGGCGGTGCATCCATTGGTTTTGGTGCCCTTTCGGCTTCTCTGCTGCCGATTATCGGCGTCGTGCTGGCCATTGTTGCGGCGATCACCGCCGTCATTTTGATTATTCAGAACTGGGGTTCTATCTGTGACTGGTT